ATCTTCGATCCGGTTCGCGGTCATAGCACCGTTTTTGACCGGACCAAAGGCTGGCCTAGATAGGCTCATGGTAGCGATAGGATCGCCGCGGGCTGTCTCGGATTCGTAGAGGATCAGATACCCCGCCTTAACGTCGCGCCTGCTAGGGCCGTCCACAAGACGCGCAATCGCATAGCAAATCTCGTCAACCGTATCGCCTGCAAGCTCAATCCTCATCATTCGATTCCGTAACTACCGCGGTGAGATTGCCATCGGCGCCCCGCTTGAGCGTTGCCGTTTTGGTTGTTTTTGCCTTGTTGTCGATCGTGACGTTGATTACAGGCGGTTGCTGTTGCGGCGCTGGCGTGGCTTTGAGGCCCGCAATTACGTCAGCCATCGCCGCAACCTGGGCGGTTAAACCTGCAAGCGCAGAATCAATCGCCAAAAGCCGCAAACCGCCAACGGAATCGCCTGCCAACAGCCGTTTCGCAGAAGCCGGAAGCTCAATGCCCTTATCCTGCATTCTCTTGTAAATCTTACCGATCGATTTTGGCGATGCTAACCCCTCAAATTCTTCCGGTCTTTGCCATCCGCCAAATTCGTTAAACTCAGGCTTCCATCCTCGTTCAATCGCGGAATCGACACGACCATTAATCATATTGGTATGGTCTTCGTCTTCCTGCTTTTCTTGTTCGACCTTGGATTCCTCTTCTGCTTCCCGTTCCTCGTCACTCAAAGCCTCAAGCCGTTTCTGCTCGGCGTATTCCTCGGCGATATCCGACATGCGGCCGCGCAAATTTTCCGCGTATTCTGCCGACACAGGCTCGTCAGCCAAGTAGGACGAAACCCCAATCAGATCGTCGATATTCTCGGGATCTTCGTCGAAAAACGTCGCCATTTCTCTCGCGTACAGCGTTTCGGTATCTTCATCCTCCATCTCATCGTACATCGGTGCCTTGTCGATCTTTTTCCGCAGTGCAGCCATATCCTTGTTTGTCGCAATCGCCGCGCCGCGTACTTCCTTTGCCGCTTCAAATGCTTTCGGATATAGCGTTTCGAGGCGCGATTTTAGCATATAGACTTGCTGCCGATCGCCTTCATCCAGCGCGTCCATCTCGGCCTTGAAATCTTCCGGATCATCAAAGCCGAGAACATCAACCTTCTTGTTTCCGGCCTTTGACAAATCGCGCGCAAATTCAACCATCTCATCCGGTGTAGTTGACGCCGATAAATCATTCAAAGACGTTAACTGATCTGGCTCGTTTGCCGTACCAAGGATCGCATCTAGCCGCCCGTGCAAGCTCTTGATGTGGTCAGTGATCTTGGACACTCGGCCGTGCTGCTGTTTCAGTGCCTGGGCAGATGCAGCGAGAGATTTAGCCGTTTCCGGAATCTTGTGCTTGACCGCCATCTTGTGAAACGCCTCGGTACTGCCTACCGGGTGCTCATGCGTTGGCGCTGGCGATGATCCTCCGCCGCTACCGCCGCGACCAAACTTCCCATCTGGCGCGCGGGGATGCTCGTTCTCGCTGAAATCGTCCATTGCGCCATCGAAAATCGATAGGTCGCCGACCTTGCCTTCCGGGTCGCGATGCACAATCCCTGCGGCGATCGGTGCCGCATCTTCGGCAGGTTTCTTTTTGGGAGGCTCTTTGCCGGGCTTAGGAGCCCCGCCGGCTGGCTTTGGCGGAGGTTGGCCGCCTTCCTCAAGCTCTGCCTCCAAGCCCTTCCCTGCGCCTTCCGGAATAAGACCTTGCTCTTCCTCTTGCAGAAGTTCCGGAACGTCGTCGGGATCGAGCCCGTGATAGCCGCTCTCCGGATCGGCCACAATTTTCGAGCGAACCTCTTCCTGGGAAACAATTCCCGAATCGACGCGGATCTGATCTGTCTCCGCCTCGATCTTGCGGATTTCCGCTTTCTCTTTGACGGTTTCCTCATAAAGCGGGAGAAAATCGTAAGTGATATCCGGATCACGCGCGCCCCATAGCGAGATTTGCGCGATATCGAGCACCGTCGTTAGATGCGATCGGAATAGCTGTTCCTGCCGGCCATGAACGGTATCGTTGAACGCCCGCAACTCGCCCTCGGATGTAGCGTTCAGTCCCTTCGGTTGAATGCCGGCGAACTTGACCGCTGGAATCCGACCAACCGAAAACAGATGCTCTTGTGCCTGGGCCTGCAACTCATCGAGGCCCGAGATTGGTGCCGAGATGTTTTTGAAATCCTCGGTGTTCTTGTCGATAACCATGATGCCTTGGTTATCGCGGAGCATGTTGGCGAGTGCCATACGCGCTAAAACGTCGCCGTTTGCCCCGCCTGAGCCTCCTGGCTGCGTCGTCGATCCCATGTTGGTCGAAAGGATCATGACGGAAAACGCGTGTATGATCTCGCCAACGCTTTCCCGGGTCCGCAACCAAATATCGACGTATGGTTGCGCCATCTGAGACATAGATAGGCCGCCGAAAGCGTAGGCTGGCTTGAGAATATCGGGCACCGGCCGCCCGATGAACGGCAGTAGCCGGGTCCGATGTATCTCCGCGCCCATGACGTACCATACAAGCGGATCGTACCAATCGGGAGAAAGCGGGTTTTGCGCGTTGTAGGCTGTCGGGTAACACCAGATCGGCTCAATCGTTCGCAAGCCTAGCAAGCAACCTTTGCCAAGCTTATTGGTCGAAATCGCATCCCGCCCGTTGCCAATCGAGAGCTTGTTTTCCGCGGCGTCAATCGTGTTGATATCGGCGTCCTTGAGATCGAAATACAGATGGCCAATTCCGAAATCAGAATCGTGTTGCGCAATCTTTTTGAACGTCTGGCGTACCTGAATTTCGTCGAGGAACTGCTTAAGCTCAACGATCTTGCGCTCAATGTCCTTGTTGCGCCCATCGGAGCGCGGTTCCTCATCCCGCGCTAGGCGCCGGTCATCGGCCTCCGCGTCGTCCTTGTTCCGGTCCTTTGGCTTGTCCTTCTCTTTGGTCGATTCGTCGTCCGTACCGCGGATATCGATCCATTTGCGCGTCATTTCCTCGGACATGATCTCGCCAAATAGGCGAAACTCGGACCGCTGGGTAAGCTCGGACAGATACGGATAGCCGAGAAACAGCATTCCATCGGAAGCATCGTTAGGCATTAGGCCACCAGCCTGCCACGCTGACATGGCGAACTGATTCGCGCTCGTCAGATACGAGTTGTCGTCCATCGCGAGCTTGCGGCCCGCTTTCCTGACGTGATCCGCTACCGGACCGAACCGATCTGGCCGGATCTTGTAGGGGTTCCATTCTTCGCTGCGCGCCCGGCTATGCGATCTTCCCTGCAACTCGCGGCAGGCTTCGAGCACGGCATGAACGGCTGATTCGCTCATAAACGGGCGGCGCGTCTCGATCGCCCTTGTCTCGATCGCTGGCGTTCTTGAACCTTCGCTTGAACTTTTGGACTGTTCACGGCGCTTATACGGATTGAGTACCTTGCCGTCAGGCCCGCGTTTTGGGCCGCTTCCGGGCCTTGCGCCGCCGTGTCCGTTCGCCATTGAACCGCCTCCGATACCTTGAACATATCTGGCAGGTTCAAGCGTTCGGAGCAACCAAAAGAAAAAGCCGCCGGCCTTTTTAAGGACCGACGGCTTTAACTGCTACTGTTCGGAGGCGGATGTTCCGTTCTCCAGGCAAAAGGGCAAGCCCTAAACCACGTAGCTCTCCCCTCGGGTATTTCTAAAAATTTAGTTCTCCTACCCTTATACGGAAAGAGCCGCCCCGGGCCATGGGGCGGCTCTCAGCCGTGGTCAAGGATACCTGCGTCAATGCCAACCGGGGAAGATGGCAAACGATATTTGGCACAAGCGCGGCTAAACGTCAATCTGCCCGGATCGCTATCAACGCCATCGCGGCCGATCGAGCTCCATCTGGCATAGGCTGCGGCGCATTGCGCTCAATGTGCCTGTAGAGGCCCCGGAGCTCGTTTAAAACCACGTCTGGCGGTGCCCGACGCCCGCTGCACCACGACTTGATCGAGTTCTCCGATACCCCGTGGTATTCCGCGGCCTCCGAGATCGAGAGGCCGCACCGTTCGCGGAAAAGAGCGTAAAGCGGTTTCATGTGGCCGACTCTGATTAGAGGGGTTAGCGCCCGGTCTTTCTCGACCCGGACCGGGCAACGGGCTCGCACTCAGATTGATCGCGGGGCTTAGATGCGCCGGACCGCCGGCGAGCCATCCGGCTTGACCAGCCAGTTACCGTCGTCGTCTTCGAGCACCACCGGAACGCATCCTCGTAAAAAGCGCAAAAAAGAGTTGTCATTGATTTAGCCCTCGATCCGCCGGCCGCGCTCGTCGAACTGGGTCAGGATGTCCCGCAGCCTCGGCCGGCGCATCTCGATCACCTCGGCCGGTTTGGCCTCCATGATCTCGGCGATCTCGGCCAGCACCTGATAGAACGGGTTTGGCATGGTCACCGGCTTGAAGGGATTCGGACGGTTCAGGACTTCGAAGGGGTTTGGGAGTTTGGTCATTTCTAGCCCTCTTGGCTCTTGCCTGCGGGCCATCCCCGCGGCGTGAAATAAATATGCGCTGGTAAATCGGAGGGGTCAAGGGATTATTTTCCCCGCCCCGAAAAAGTGCCGGCGGGGAGAGTCGAACTACCCAACCTGTCCGCTTTTACCGCTGCGGTTGCTCTGCCATTGAGCTACGCCGGCTCAGGCTCTACCGTTATTATGTTCCGCGCATCGCCGCA